ATCCAGAACAAGAGAATGAAAACCGATCAGAACCGCTTGCAGCAACAGCACTGAATGGAGCACAGATCTCCAGCATGTTGACCATTCTGCAGCAGGTTGCAGAAGGTTTGCTTTCAGTAGAATCAGCAGTGGTTCTGATGAAGGTGTCATTCCCTACTGTGTCAGAAGACCAAGCACGTGCAATCCTTGCAGGTGCGTCACCACCAACAGAAGACACAGAACAGCGTTCACTGTCTGATTTGTCTGAAGCAGTGCAAGAGGGTCTGAGGAATCGAGCAAAGAAACACAATGAAATGGTGGATTCTGATGGACTCGCTGATTGGAGAAAGACCACAGCATCCACGCTTGGAACAGTATTCAAAAGAGGTGTTGGAGCATACAACACCAATCCTGGAAGCGTCAGACCATCAGTCTCTTCTCCAGAAGAATGGGCATATGCCAGAGTGAAATCATTCATATATGTGTTGAAGAATGACCGCTTCAGATCTGGAAAGCATGACACAGATCTTCTTCCCAAAGAACATCCAATGTCTTCCAAAGAGAAGACCAATCAAAAAAAAAATCTCTGCAATCTGATCACCAAACAGTATGAAGAGATTGACTTTTCTGTTCCTGATGGAGTTATTGCGGAGCTGAAAAGAGGCCTTCAATGGCATGAAGACGGCCTGAGTGGTGATGGACTGCAATCAGACACAGTGTCTTGGGCTACCAGAATGGTGAATGGTGCAGACATATCACCTGACAAAGCGCGGAAGATGCGTGCATGGTTTGCACGTCATGAATCAGACAAGACTGGTGAGGGATTCAGCCCTGGTGAAGACGGCTATCCATCAGCAGGACGGGTTGCGTGGGCTCTATGGGGTGGAGATCCTGCAGTCAGTTGGTCCAACAAGCTTGTCAATCAGATGGACCGGGAAGATCAGAAGCACATCAAGCGAACATCCATGGACGATGCTGTCTGGAAGAACTTCATTGAAAAGGTTCAAGAACCAGCAGAGAAGCAGATGCAGGAAGCAATCCAATCATATTTTGACGCGTATGTGCAAAGGATTGCAGGACGGTTGAAGGACGTTGTGGACCCGTTCCGCAAAAGCATCAATGCAAGACCCAAGATTGATCCTGATGTAATCATCAAGCAAGGTGATGAACCATGGCTTGAAGAGTTGCTGAATCTTGGTGAAGAAGCTGCAGAGATTGATGAAGCAATGCGTCCAGCATTTGCTGATGCGTATCAAAACAGCATTCGCGCCGCAATCGAGTCAATGCCCCAAGACTTATCTGAAGAATTTATTTTTCCAGAACAAAGAATTGACAATTTGGTGGATGAGGATCTTGCGCGGTTCATCAAAGACATTGAATCCAACACCAGGAGATCAGTGAATAAGACAATCAGGGATGGTCTCGCTGAAGGTCTCAGCAACAATGAACTGCAGAAGATGCTGCAGGTCAGTTATGGGTTTGCACCTGCGAGAGCGTTGACGATTGCAAGAACAGAATCCACAAGAGCAGTCAATGCAGGTGGTGTCTCTGCATGGCAACAAGCCTCAGACGCTGTGGGTCTTGAAGTCCGCTTCAAGTGGTTGACAGCTGGAGATGAAAACGTTCGGGATGAGCATCGAGCGCTTCACAACAAGAACAGGGGAGAAGATGGATTCTGGTACGCTGGAGGTGTTAAGGCTTCTGCACCAGGGAACTTTGTTGGAGACAGCAAACTGACTGCAGGGATGAACATTAACTGCAGATGCACTTTCATTCCAGAGATAGACTGATGACCATGAACCGGAACTTCACGATCAAATCCACCACAAAGGGCAACACCACGAAGGTGGTTGCAAGCACGTCAAATCCTGACAGGTATGCAGACATTGTGGTGTGGGACAAGAACGCCGATTTGGAAAACTACAAGAACAATCCCGTGGTCCAATTTGGTCACAACTATGATCTTCCACCAGTTGGGAAGACCGTGAATCTGGACATTGATCCACGTTCTGGTGATTTGATTGCTGAGATCCAGTGGGATGATAGTCCAGACAATCCACTTGGTCAGACTGTAGCAAGACAATTCAGAGAAGGCTTCATGTCTGCTGTGAGTGTGGGGTTCAGTCCCGGTGAATCTACACCAAGACGAAGTCTTCCCAAAGATCATGAAGCATATGGTGAAAAAGGAGCATTGATGACATCCCCCAAATTGTTAGAAATATCGGCTGTGCCCGTGCCCGCAAATGCAGAAGCACTTGCAATCCGTGGACTGTATGGAATCACTGATCAGATCTTGGAAGTCCAAGACGATGGTGATTCATACACAGTGGTGTTCAGAAAGATGAAAGAAGAAGACGAAGATGAAGACATGGGTATGCATGAAGATGATGAAGACATGGGTATGCATGACGAAGATGAAGATGATGAAGACATGGGTATGCATGAAGATGATGAAGAAGATGCATATGGAGACCATGACGAAGATGAAGACAAAGCGGAGCACGATGAAGACGAAGATGAAGAAGGACCGTCTTCAGTGGCTGTGTCTGCGCCAGATGGCTATCACTGGATGAACTATGAAGGTGGACCCGTCCTAATGGCTGGAGAAGATGCCAATCATGATGGTGCTTCTGTGGAATATGAATTTGAAGTTGTATCTGAACACGATCCAGAACGACTGAAGAACCAAGTCAAGGCACTGATGGTGGATCTAATCGCGAATGATCCAACAGTGCGATCAATGTTGCAACCCAAACAAACAACCAAAAGAATGAAGCGCAATGGTGTTGCAGCTTTGTTTGGAATTGACAATTGAAACCGCTTCAACTAACTCTGGTTATAAATCAGGAGACATCTAATGGCTGAACCCATCATGAACACCAAGCTGGATCTGTCTGATGCTGAATCTGCGCGCAAAGCCTTGCACGATATTCATTCAGCACAGAAGGATCTGAAACGACAAAACCGGAACCTGAAAGAAGGAATGGAGCGCAAAGCAGCTGATCTGCGCAAGATCTCCAAGCGTCTGTCAGAACTCGAAGAACGGAAGACTTCTGCTGCATCTGGTAGCAATGCTGATCTGAAGAAGTATGTGCGTGAAGACGGTTCTGTGCGTTCCACGGGTGAAGCAACAAGCACCAAGTCCTACATGCCTGGACTTCTGGACGATGCTCCCGTCTGTGATTGGCAACATGAACTGCAGAAGGCTGTGGAACAGTACACCATGGTGAAGACTCTTTCACCGAAAGGTGCACCAAAGAGTCTTGCCAAGGTGCAAGAGATTGCATCCAAGGCACCTGTTGAAGTGCAGCGTATCTTCACGGATGCAAGCACTGTGGGAACCGAATTCATTCCACAACCACTGCTTCCAGAATTTGAACGGAATCTGCAAAGTGCTCGACGACTCGCAGCAGCTTTCGACACCATGGATCTTCCATCGAAGACCACACTGCTTCCGTTCCTTTCAACTGGATTCCGACCATACATCAAAGCACAAGCAGCTGCAGATGATCCTGCACAGTACACCAGCAGCAGCATGGTGACTGCACAGCGCACCATTACTGCAACTGGCTTTGCAGTGCGTGCACAGGTAGCTGACGACGCTGAAGAAGACAGTTTGGTTGCAGTGCTTCCCACGATCCGCGCAGAACTTCTGTCTGCTTTGGTCGATGGCGAAGAAGACGCAATTTTGAATGGCTCGACGGGTACCCACCCCGATAGTGCATTGGCAAGCTGGAACATCCGTGGACGATGGGGGGCATCTGGTCTCGGTGGATCTGCTGATCACCGCCGTGCATGGGATGGTTTGCGTAAGCATGCAATCAATGCATCATTTGCAAACAATGCGACAAACCGTGCAACATTCAGCGCTTCCACTCTTCTTGCAGATCTTGCAAAGCTGGATGCGCCACATGGCACCACAGGGTCGGCGATCATCATCACATCACCAGAAGCATATCTTCTGGAGCTGGCGAACATGGAACAAGTTCTGACCATGGAGAAATTCCCACAGCCCACCATTGTGGATCGCAACCAACTTGCACAAGTCTTCGGATGTCCAATCATCCTGAGTGATTTCATTGACAATGATCTTCAATCCACTGGTCTTTACACATCATCTGGTGGTGGAAAGACCATGATGCTCATCGTCAATCGCGACAGATACCGCATCGGTGCACGACGCGGAGCCACTGTGGAGGTGGACAAGGACATCACACGTGGTGTGCATTCTCTTGTCTCCACTGTCCGTGAAACCTTCTTCAGCATCGATGATGACACCAAGAAGAACATCACTGCAATGATCAACATCGACGCCACCACATAGGGAGTCACACCATGTCAGTTCAAGAATCCATTTCTGTTTCGGCTTTTGTCGATACATCAGCCACAATCGACACGGGTATCTGTCACGGTCAAGCTGGAGAATACAAGCTCGAAAGCATCACCATGGTTCCATTCGCTGCGCTCTCTGAAGACGGATCGAACAAATATGTGATTGCATTCAGTCAAGGTTCTGACAGCGTTGCTACGTCATACGACACAAGCGCGTCTGGAAATGCTCTCGCAGCGCAGACGGCCAAGTCCATCAGCGTCACAAGCACAGCTGGATCTGCGTTGGAATTTGGCGCTACAGATGTGTTGAAGGTCACAGCAACAAAGACCGGAACAGCAAATCTGAAGGTTCACGTGGTGTGCGCCTTCACCAAGGTCAGAGTCTGATGCCAATCCTTGCTGTGAAATCTGATTCACCTTTGGGATCTTTTTCGGGAGGGATGCCAGAAACCAAGAAGAGGTGGTTCAAGGGAGAGCAGCGGGAGGTGTCGCAGCGCACTGCTGATTATCTTCTGAAGACGTTTGGGGATGTCTTTGAGGATGTCAGCAGTGCATCTGCTGCTGTTGGTGAGCCAGAAGTGAACAAAGCGATGAAGGCACCACCAAAGAAAAAAGCAGCACCCAAGAAGAAAGCACCCAAGAAGAAGGTCACATCATGATGTATCAAGCACTTCAATCAGGTACGTATCCAGCGGGTAATCATTGGGAAGCCGGTGAAGTGCGTGCTTTAGATGTTGCAAAAGATGCAGATCTTCCATGTTGGCTTGTTGCGGTCAAAGCACCAAAGAAGAAAGCGTCCAAGAAGGCTGAATCTGGTTCTGACGTGGGGTGACCAATGGCTGTCATCTCAGCTGCGACTGCTCGCGATTACATCCCCACACTCAGTGGTGATGCGTCAGATTCTTTGATTGATACTTTGATCAGCAGATTTGATGCGCTTGCTGCAGCACATATGGGCTTCCCTGAACAGTCATCTGGTGCTTTGTCTATTGAAGTCGGCACCTATAATGAATATTTCGATGGCGCGATTGATGGCAAGAACGGAAGAGAATTGATGCTGACTGTGAGACCAGCAGTGTCAATCACTTCTCTCTTTGATGATCCAGATCAGCACTATGATGACACCACAGATCAGATTGCATCAGACAACTTCATTCTGTATGGGGTGGAAGGTCGTCTGGTGCTCCGAAATGACAAAGAAGATTCAGCGTTCTCTGATGCACCACGTGCAATCCGTGTGATCTACACAGCGGGATACTCTGGTGCAACCATGCCCAAAGCCATTGAGCACGCAGCATGCTTGCAAGTTGCACACTGGTTCCAAGGGCGTGGACACATTGGGAAAACAAATGTCAGCAGCGCAGGACAGACTGCAGCACTGATGTCACTGTCACTGCTTCCAGAAGTGAAAGAAGCACTGTCACCATATCGACTTCCCACCAGCTGGATTGGATAGATGGCTGACATCACACCAAGTGATCTCGCTGAATTGATGCGAAAGAAGTCACAAGGTGACATTCTTCGGTCTCTGAATCGATATGCAATCAGAAAGGCTGCACGGTTGGAGAAGTATGCAAAGCTGAATGCAGGACGTGTGCTGAATGTGAGAAGTGGTCGATTGCGTTCCAGCATCTCCGCAAAGCCACTTGCAGATGAGAAGGGGAATATCATCCTGACACTCCAAGCTGGTGGACGAAAGAAGGGTGTCAGCTATGCACGCATTCATGAAGAAGGTGGGGAGATTCGACCAGTCAAAGGGAAGTTCTTGACCATTCCGATTCACAAGAGTCTCTTCACTGGTTCGGGTGTGCAGAGATATGCAAGCGTCAGAGATGTTCCAGATCCACTTGCACCAGCGCAAACCAGGAAAGGACAGATGGTGCTTGTGCATCAGATGACTGGAGAGGTCTTCTATCTGTTACGGAAAAGGGTGAAAATCGATCGCAGACCATATCTGAAGCCAGCTGTGAACAAAGTCAGACGCGAGATTGGACGGGAGTTGAAACCGTTGCTTGGTGCGGAGTTGCGTCATGGGTAGCACAGAGAGAAACATTCTGAACAGAATCAAAAGCAATCTTCAAGGGATTGATGGATCTGGAAGCTACAACTACAACTTCAGCACAGCTGATTCTGTGGTGATCGGATCGCGTCACATCGGATCTGCACCACGTGCTCCGGGTATATACATCAATCCACTCAGCATTCAATCAAGCAGGAATGCTGGAAGAACGCTTCTGCGCAACTATGATCGTGAGCTGACAGTTCAGATTGATGTCTTTGTTCCACGTACAGCAGAAGGTCCAGAGAATGCAGTGATGGCTGCATTGGATGCTGTCAGTGATGTGATGAAAGCAATTGAAGCAGATCCAGACGTCAACGGGATTGGACGTGATGTGGAACTTGACGTGACAGCATATGATGGTGAACAGGTTCAGCTTCCCGGCTATGGTATTGGAACTATCCAATTATTCATTGAATATGCTGAACAGAGAGGTGCATGATGGCATGGTTGGGAGCATCATGGTTGTATAGACACCCCATAACAATTGCGAACCATACAGACGGCAATATCTCAGGTGCGACATCTCCCGAAGTGGTTCTTCCCATACCACCAGCCATGGGACGCTTTTGGGACAATGTTTTGACCACTTTCAATGATGTCAGGATCACTGCAGCTGATGGAAGAACGCTCTTGAATTGGGCTTTCGATGGGACACCATCGCTGGACAATCGCACAATGACCATCCAGATTGATGACACCAATCACAATGTTGGAACATTGTATGGAGGTTCTAACGCTGCAGCATCTTCATCTGTTGGTGCATTCCTCTATTGGGGTAACGACACCAGCAATCTTGCATCTGGAGCGAATAACTCCACCAACATCACAGTGAACACTGCAAAGAATGGTTTGATTTCACTGGATGAACCAGGAACAGCGGACACCACATTTCTTCTGCAAGCATCAGCACCCACTGCAGATCAGCTCTATCCAGATCATCGAATCAGGAAACCTGTTGCCGATGATACCACCATATATTGGGATCTCAGCAACTGTGTGAAGCGGCTTGCACGTCCCAATGAGCGATCAAAGAGAAAAGAAGAAATAGCATATGTGAAAGCGCAAATCTTCGACCAGGATGGGAACGACACAACAGCAGCAATGACCGTGCTGAACATGATCCACATCCTCCCTGACTACATCGTTTCGATGCCAATCAAAGCAGGAGATCATGAGAAAAGATACATGATCATAATGACGTTTGCATTGGTGGATGATGCCGGTGATGTACGTATTTTGGACCAGCGTGCTACACTGCTGGTGAAGAATCTTGCTTTGCATCCATCTTGATATTGGAGACTAACCATGCCAACTGCATCCTATTTTGGACGGAACTCATTTGTGGGAATCGGTCCTGAATCCACATATGGAACACCAGCAGCAGAAGCTGCAATCACTCGACCTATCATCAGTTGCACCATGCTGCGACAGATTGAAAAGGTTCCACGTCCCAATCTGCGAGTTGTGGGCGTAGCTGGTCTCCGAAAATCACACTACTTGTCAAAGGACTCCTCCACAGGTGTGCTGGAGCTGGAGGCTACTTATGACAATTGCGGCTATTTTTTGAAAGCTGCACTTGGTGAAGCTGCAACATCTGCAGGTACACCCAACACCCACACATACACCATGGGAGATGTTCCAATAGAGGGGAACACACTCTTTCTGCAGCGTGGTACATCTGACAATTATGAACGGTTTGAAGGTGTAGTGGTCAACAATCTCACCTGCTCCGTTGCAGCTGGTGAGCACATGACAATGAGCATGGATCTCATTGGTGAGACAAGCACTTCTTCATCTGGAAATGCAAGACACAGCAGTCCATCACTTGTGTTCACAGATCCAACCAATGAGAATCTGGTGCTGCATCACCATGCCGGTACGCTGTCATTCAAATCGCAGAACTTCACTCTGATTGATTTCGAATATAAAATTGAGAACGGTCTTGCAGAAAGAATGCGCCTTGGATCACTGACCACCAAGCAACCAGTTCAGTCTGACTTCAGAAGCGTGACCATGACTGTGTCTTTTGAAACAGATGATGCAACCTATCAGAAATTCATCAGTGATGATGAAGATGATGCAATCATCACATTCAACAATGGACTGTCCAGTGGGAATGAGCGTGAAATGAAGTTTTCTCTGAACAATGCATACATTGAGTCATACACAGATGAGATCTCGGAATCTGGTCTGATTGTTGCAAGTGTGACACTGCGCGGACAAGGTGATGGGACAGCGGGTCTTGCACTTGGAACACAGATTGAAGTGAAGAATGAAGCACCAAGTGCTGTGCATTCTGGCTGATAATAACAATCCCAAAATTCAGGAGATTACATGGGACAACTACTTGCAGCGATTGAGAACAGTGCGATCAAGGAGATCCACATTGGGCCAATGATATGGAGACTGAAGAAGATCTGCAGTGCGGATCTTGCAGAAGTCGGGCATGCAGCACTTGCAATGAGTCAAGGACTGGAAGGAGCATCTGGATCATCAGATGACATGACTCCAGAGCAGGTCCAAAAGCTGATGTCTTCACAGTCTGCAGAGAAGCTGAAAACAATGGCAAG